GTTCCATAAGTTCCGGATATAAATTGTAAACCTGTGAATGTATTTGAACCGGTTGTTGCAAATGAAGCAGTGTTTAGTATACCCACATCCCCCGTTTCACCTTTATCTCCTTTTGGGCCGAAGTACAATAGTGAAATTGTACTTGTTTCGGATTGTGGAATTGTGACATTAGTTATATCGCCATCGTTGATAATTGTAATAACTCTATCTTCCGTTGTAACAGAGACTGTATTATTATCAGATGTCAGTATGTTTAATTCGTTGTTGGCCATTTTTTATCGTGTTACTTCTCTACTTAATTTAATAGTTCCTTGCAATAATCTTGATACTACGCTTCCCGATTCTATTTCTATATCGTAGTATGCCGTATCAAAGTTTAAAGTAGATGAAGTAACTGCCGAAATGAATACACCTATTGCTCCCGATACAGGAGAAGTTATACCATTTGAACCACTAAAATTTAGGCCCGTGTTATCTTCATTTATAGAACTACTTAAATAAAGATATGAAGTTTTTGTATTATCGGCATAGTCGGGTCTTATTTGCATTCTACCACTATATCCCGTTAAATCAATAGGGTCGCCTGTCGAATCTTTATATTGTAATTCAAACTTGATGGTTGCCCCCTGCTCTAATGTAAAATTATATTTTCCAGCTGCCATATTATTATTTTATCTATAAATATTATTTTAAAGTTTATTATGCATTTATAAATTTTCCAGTAATCGTTACATCATCCGTTGTTATTACATTTGTTCCTGTAAAATCTATCGTAAGAGTACTATCAACATATGTAACATTGAAATCGGTATTTTGTATTAATTTTGTAGAATTTTTATAAATTTTAACATCATAATCTATACTATTAATTGTCAACTCACCAGATATTACTGATGCTAATAGTCCAGGTGCTTTTACTAATTTAATATTAGAAAATGTTATAGTATTATTTGTTATTGGTGATTGTGTAACAGTATTATTTATTGATAAAAAATCAACTACATCTTTGTTAGCATTATAATTTGTTGGATTCAATAAAAAATTTTCCATTCTACCATTTCCCGTCAAATCTACTTCTGTCGAAAACACTATAGCTTTTGAACTAAATCCTTTCTTTGTAGTTTTTTCACCATCAAATTGTTCTGGAAGAAGATATGCTTTTACATTTAAACTAAATTCAACACGATTAATTCTTTCAGTACCTTCATTTACTTCGTTTATTATATTATAATCGGAAATTGTTGTAATAAATTTAAATTTATTTTTATCTCCCCAATATTCATCAGATGCCCAAGTTAATGATTCAACTATCTGATTTAAATGTTCTGTGAAATTTGCCCAACCCATACATTCGTAGGTTATTTCAACGTAATCAGGCATTGTTATATTGTAAATTTTATATTTTGGTTGTGTATTTCCTAACAAACTAAAATGATCATACCGATTATCTTTTGACCATTTAGTAACAGTTTGATATGATACGTGTCTATTTAACATAGGCATTGCATCATTTTTAGCAACAGATGTGCGTCTTAACATCATTATAGGTAATTGTATTCTACCTTTACCATCTCTATAAACGCCATTTCTTCTAGCTCCTTCCCACCTTTCCGAATTACCATATACAACTGGAACTTTTATAGATTGTCCATTTTCATCAATGGGCGGTAATACTACATCTTGTAAATATGTCATTATAGCATAATCTACATCATACAGACTTATGCTCTGTTTTACATCATTTGAATCGGATTTTGTTTGATTTATCCGATTGGTGTTTCGTAGTGGATTTTCTGCCATATTAATTAATTCTTTCTTCTATGTTTAGTGTTGCTTTACTTACCATAAATGCTGCGCAAACCACGCTAAAATTATTTTTACTAAGTCCACCAGAGTATTGTACTTCATTTGTATTTCCTATTTCATAATAAGAATTATCAAAATAAACTACATCGCCGATTTCAGGATATGCACTATGCTCTTCCAACATAAACCGGTCAAATCGGAACTCAACTGTTTGTGTTCTTTGTGCGCCGAATCCCTCATATTCCGTTTCTCTTGGGTCTTTATTTATTAATGCGTATAATTCAATACCTTTGTGCCATGTTTTATTTAATGACTCTCCATATAGATTGACTCTAGTATCATTTAGGTTTATTTTAAATAGCACAACTGCGTTTTGTACAACGTCATCTACTACTTCTCTTGCTATACCTTTAAAAAATGCAACATCTCTATCTGATATAAATTTTGGCATATTATCCTACGTATATTTGTAATGGAATTTTTCTTAACATATCTTGATGAAAGTCGGATTCATTTTTTCTGATTTCAAATTGTTGCTTCCTACTTAATTCCTCAAGGTTTTCTCTCAATTGCGTTATCAATGCATCTTTTTCAACTTGGGCCTCACTTCGTAATGCGGCGCCATCCAATGATACACTTGCATCTGGAATTGGTATCTCATTATATTTTTCTCTAATTGCTCCTAATAATTCTTTTGCTAATGCCAATGTATATTTTCGTATCCATTGCTTACCAACATCATTTATATTTGAGTATTGTATAAAATCATATTTAATATCCGAATAGTCTGATACAACATTACTTTTAACTATTGTGGAATTATTTTCAAATTCAGTTCTATCAAAATAATCAAAATATATTTTTCTTATAGGCGTAGCGGGCGATGGTACTGGAAATATAGTAAGATTATTATTTACTATATTAAATGTAAATGCAGATTTACGTATATAATCATTAAATTCAATTTGCTGCATTCTTAATACATCTTCGTAAAGCGGCATCAATAAGAATTGTGCTGCTGGTGAGTAATTTCCGAATCCTAACTCACTCATTAAATTCAATGTACCCTGTGCTCCTACTGAATACGGGTCAAAGAAACGAGTGATTGCAGGAACTGCTTCATAATAAACTTTAACTATATCTCTTTGTATATCTGCATCTAATATTTCTTTTGTTGTTGCATCATATGCCATAGTAGTTAAATCATATGATTGTATACTTGATGTTAATTGTACATATGCTTTTTTAATATCGGTTGGTCCGCCAACTCCTGATAATGTACCGTATGATTGTGCCATACGAAATATCGTTGGTAAATTTGTACCATCAACAAGCTTTTGTGTATAGTTTGTACCTGCCTTACGTCCTCTTAAGCTATCTAAATTATTTCTTATGTTAAATTGGTTGACCTGTGCCGAATACTCCGATGTTGCTTCTTCAAAGCAAGCATAAAATTGTTCATCAACAAGCTCAACATCAATAATTGGGTAGCCCAATCGTCTAGCGCACCATACTGCTGTTCTTGGTCCGTCATTTTGAAAATCGGAATCGGAATCATAGAGTGCGAATGGAGTGTGGCCGGTGATTGTAGAACCACTTCCTGGCCATTTTAAATTTAAAGACATAGTTTGAGAATTATGGTTATTCTTATATAAATATAAAAATAAAAAAAGAGGGAGTAAAAACTCCCCCTTTTTATTATATTAACTCTAAAATACGATTAAAGAGTGTTCAAACCTTCAACTACGATTTTACCGTAGAATTCTGGACGAACGATTTTCTTAGCGTAACGAGTCATAACACCACGTCTAGGAGTGAAGTTAGTTGGGTCGTACACTAAAGGAGTCATAATCAATGGAACATATGGAGCGTAAACAGCACCTGTTTCAAAGAAGTTACTTCCTTTAAATCCTAACAAAATTACATTCTCAGTCATGTATGGGTTTTTGTAAACATCATAACGATTAGAGATTGCACCGATATTAGATACACCAGCTGCGAACTGAAGAGCATCTTTTCCTGGGTTAGAACTGAATCCGTTCATTGATTCAAGAATTGTACATACGTTTGGAGAAGCAACGATGAAGTTTGCACCACCACGCATTGTTAATTGGTGAATACGGTTAGAAACTTTTTGTAATTTAATACCCAAAGTCTGGAACCAAGTACTCTTTTGATATGCTGATGCAGCTGCACCATTTGTATCAATACTGAAACCTGCTCCTGCACTGTACTCATATCCAACACGACATGACCAGTAGTCAGTAGTGAAAGCGTTTTGTTGTAACATTTCAAGGATTTCTAAGTCGATTTCCAAAGAGATGTACTCACTTAACATTTGAGTCAATTCAGCTTCAGCGTCAATTGAATGATAAGCGTTCAAATCTTGTGCCAATTCCGGAGTCCAAATTGCTTTTAACTTACGAGTTTTAGCAACGATTGGTTCTGATTTCAATTCCAATTCGATTTCAGGAATAGCCAAATCACTTCCTCTATCTTCAAAATCACCACGATTTTCAGCGGTAGGTTGAGACGTGTAAGCGATAGAACCTGTTGTAGAACCAGCGATACCTGTTGCAGATGAATAAGCTGCTACGAATACAACATTATTAGCTTCTGCTCTTGTGAATTGTGGATAGAAAACAAATCCAGCAGGACCAGGGTTAGTGATAGACATTGCTCTTACGGCATTTTTATCAGAACCTGATGGGTATCCTACAGTCAAAGTTTTTACTTTACCAGCTGCAAGAGATGCAGAAAGTGTAGTATTTGATAAATCGAAGTTCAAGTCAGTCAATGAAGCAGTAGCTGCACTGAAAGTAACATCAGTAGCTGTATCATTGATTGTATATCCGAAACGACCAGCGCCATAAAGACCACCAGTTGTATCTTGTGTAGAACCCAATTTGTTTCCAGCTGGAGATAAAGAATCTTTACCTGCTGTTCCACCTGCACCATATAGTGAAGTACCATTTTCTGGTCTAGCTACATCAGTTGCAGTACCATATTTGAAGTCCATGTAGAAGATAAGACCTGAAGGTAAGTTCATCGGTTGTACAGAAACGAATTCTTTTGCAGCGATGCTACCAAAAATACGTCTTACTAACGGAAGAGCTACACCAGCCCATTCTTCTGAACCTGCTGAAGTACCGGTACGGGTTGCTTCATCAAGTAATTGTTTAGCTTGGTTTTCAAGCATTACTGCCATACCATGCTTAGTTGTTTCTGATCCAGCTCCTTCAAGTAGACCAGTTTTTTCCCATTTGCCTTTCAAACCTCTGGTTTGCTCTAGCATAATGCTTTGGGGATTAGCACCTGTCATTAATTTTTTTAAGTCCATTTTAATTTAATTTTTTTGTTTGTTAATTATTTAATAATTCCTGCTAACTTTTTGAACCTGTCAGAGAAATCAGTACTTTCAGCAATTACTTGCTTTTGTGCTGCAGCTGGTTTAGTTGATTTGATAACTTTACTAGCCATTCCTTCTGTCATTGATTTTTTAGCAACATTTGATTTAGTAGGAGTTTTGATTAAGTTCTCTGCTAATGTAGAGTAAACTAATTTAACTTCTCTAACTGTTTTTGTTCTATCCAAAGTTTCAATCACTTTAACTTTTTGTTCGTTAGTCATGTTGTGAGCTCTGAATAATTTGTTTGCGAATAACAACTTAGCGTTCAATAGATTAACTTCGTTGATTGTTGATTGTAAAGATTTGATAGTATTATAAGCCTCTTTCAAGTTTGCTTTTAATTCAGCAACAGGCTCTTCTTCTTTCTTTTCTTCACCACCAGCCATATCAGCTTCCATTTCACGAAGAATTTCTTCCAAATCAATTACTTCATCGGTAGTTTCTTCAGCTTCGTTGGTTGCAACAGTTTTAGGATCTTCAGATTTGTCAGTTCCGGCTTCAGCGCCATCTTGCCAATCTTCATACATAGTACCTTCGTCTTCAGTCGGTTCATCAGTAGCTTCCTCGTCGCCAAGTTGAGCTTCTAATTCACGAATGATAGATTCTAAGTCCATGTCATCTTCATCATCGCTAGAAGTATCTTCTCCTTCGGCGCCGGTAACATCATAATCTTCACCGTCTTCGTCAGAATCTTCCATTGAATCACCCATATCATCGCCTTCATCTTCCATTCCCATTTGGTCATCACCTACAGGAGCTTCTTCAGTTCCTTCAAGTTCTGCTAAACGAGCACGTAGCTCAGCGATTTCTTGGTCTTTTTCATCATCCATTCCCATTCCTTCTTCTTCGTTAATGTCTTTTGTTTTTGTGTAGTCACTAACAGCAGTAGATGAATTTGCTGATGATTTTTTAACACCTACTGATAAATCAGTGTCGGCGTCTAATGTTGGAGTTTTACCTGGAGTCTTACCATCTGTATTAGATGATCCGATTCCTGTAGAATCCAATTCCTCGTCAACTTGTTCTGCATCATCACCTTCCATTTCAGCCTCTTGTCTCATTTTTTGAGATAAGATAGATTGTAATCTTGGGGTAAATGCTTCTTCAAGAGCGAGCTTTGCGTTTGCTAAAGCGGTTTCTTTAACGGCTTTGGCATCGGCGATTGCTTCTTTCAATAATTTTGAATTTGCCATTTTTTTTTCCTTAAATTTGTTTGTGAAGTTATTAATGTAGGAACTCCAATGTAATTATGTTGATTGTTCGGTCACACCTTATAGAGAAGGGTATTCATTAATCAACTATGTCTAAAAAAAGTAGTCCTATAAGAATAGGACATTTGAGAATAAGTATATAAAAATAAAGTAAAACATTAAAAATAGTAATTATTTTTTATTTTTTCTTTTAGCTTCTTCCATTAATAATCTTTTTTTAACCGAAGGTTTTTCGTAATTCTGACGTTCTCTTAATCTTTCTATTTGTTTTGTGCTTTGAACTTTCTTCTTATATATCTTCAAAGCGCCTTCTACATTTCCGTTTTTTATTTCTATTTGTAACATATCTAAATTAATATTCTAATTGTTTTTAATTCTTTCCAGTTTATATTTAATATCTCTATGTGCATGTTTGATATTAGTAACATTAAAAATATACTTTAAACTTTTAATATCTGGATTAATTTCTTTTGAAAAAGTGTCAGGATTATTTAAATAATTTACAGTTAATTCAGTATCTATTTGTATTTCGTATGATGTTGTAATTATTGCAATTTGCCCTTCCATATGTACTTTACAATTTGGAGTTTCACTATGATTTATATATCTTGCAAGATCGGTGTAATAGCAATTTTCATATCCATCTATCGTCGCTAACATTCGTGTATTATTATTAATCGTATTTGTAGAAAATACGCCTCTACCATGAATGCTACTTTCTTTTATACAATATGAATCTAACATTGATTTAATCTCCGATAGTTGTTGCTCTAAATCCATACTTACAATTATCCTTTGAAATACAATTCTTCGTAGTGTATAATATCCAATAAGATTGTTGGGTCTATTAATTGTGCAGCGTTTAGTAGGTCAGAGTATTCTGCTACTGCTTCGTTTTGTATTTCTCTAAAATCTTGTAAGAAATCAAATGTAGTTATATCGGTTTGAAATATCTTTAAAGAATCTGCGTTATATTTTTCAAACAATCCATACTCTAATGCGTATGCTTTATTTACAATATCAATAAGTCCACTAAATTGAATTGCTGGCTTAACTGCTGGCATTGTTGGATTTACATTCCAATCTACCATATAGTTTTGTAGTTTTTCTGCATGCTCTAATTCCGATACTGCTTCTTTTGCAAAAAATCCTGCAGCGTTTACATATCCTACACCTTTACACCAATTAGATGCTATACGATAAAAGAAATGTGCTGTATATTCATCTACCAATCTTTCATTCAAAATGGCTGTCGATGTTCCGTTTAATACTTTCGGATTCATTGCCTTGGCCATTGTAAGTGCCTTAATATTTGTTCCCATAACTTATTTATTCTTTTTATTATTTTCTTTTAGTCCAAGTCTTTCTTGCATTTGTTGTTCAGAGATTTCTGCGATTTCAAAGTAACGTCCTAAAACGTGTCCCATATCTTCGTAAAGTGCTTCAAGTCTTTGTTCTTGTGCTGCCGATTCTTTTGCTTCATTTTGAAACTTCTCTTGTAGCTTCTTTAGCTCCCCCATATTACGCTTGATTGTAACTCTATCAAACCAATCACCTGCCTCACGTAGAGTGTACTCCTGAGCCGCATCAGCAATTGCACCTAATGTCTCTGCTATCTTACGAATATCTGATTTGCGAGTCATACCCTCTCTATGTTGTCCGTAGGTAGATATGATTTCCAAGAAATGCTTTTTTAGTTCGGTTGGCATTTGTTGGTATTCTTCGGTTTCTTTTAATATATCTTTTAAGCGTATCATTTATTTAGTTTTTTTGATAGATACTATCCATTTTTTTGGAATAGTCCAATTTGATATTTTACCACTTGAATTATACATACCTATAACAATGGTAACGGAGTTTATTTTTGTTATAACGCCCGTTCTTTTTTCATTAACAGTATCGTGAGACCAAGCTCTATTAACTACATATTCTACTTTATCACCTGCTTTTAATTTAGCAAATTGTTTTTTATATTCATCATCATCTTCCCAAGACATTGTTTGTGATCCTGAACCAGCTCCTCCGCCACTTAATTTGAATGCTTCTCCCATCCAATCGTGTTCATCATTTCCTGTTTTTTTACGAGTTACAACTCCGTATTTTTTTAATTTTTGAACGGCTTGTGTTAATTCGGATGGATTTAATTTCAATGCATCTAATATCTTTGCTATTACCAATTGCTCTTTTTTTCTAGGAAGATTATATCCTTTAATTATTGCGATTGTTTTATCCAAAAATCTTTCCATTTGAGCTGGAAGTGTTACTGTTTCCATATCTTCCAAATTCTCTTTAATTGGTCTTTGATTTTTTGGTATTAGATTTATTAATTTTGCCATTTTGTTATTGTTTTGTATAAATATATTAATTAGTTTAATTCAATAAGTATTTCTCTCATTAAGTCATGTGAACGACACCATTTACCACATTCATCTGCTATTTTCTGCCATTGCTTACTTTCATTCATTGGTGCCATAAATGCCCCATGTGTAGATGGATTTGAAACAAAGTCCCAGCCTACTAATTCAAAATCTTCCTGAACCATTACAGTTCCATCGTTCATTTCCTTTACAGAACCTAAACCTCTACTACTAATACCCAAACGAATATTATTTTTTAGAAGTTCTCTTAGTATATTTCCAGATGGTGTTGAAAGTATTTCTACTACTCCGCATACATCATCTCCTTCCCAATAAATTTCTCTAATGTTATGTGATACATTTTTAAGATTAATAACCGGTGAATCTGGATGGTCAAGTTCTCCCAAAGCACGTCTTTCTTTAATAAGTTGCTGATATTTCTCACACTCTCTTTGTAGAATTTCCTTTGGGTATCTACGTTTGTTTTGATTTGGAGCTCCTGCTCTTTGCAATATACCCTTAACAAGAAAAGTTCCATTAAGATCG